GGTCAGGCTGTGTTGAACGAGATGAAGAACTTGAAGCGTCAGGCGTCTGCCATTGGTGGGACGATGGGGCGCTCGCTGATGGATGTCTTGGGGTCGATGAGCAGTTACCTGTGGCGCCGTAACGACAACCTGTCGGGGCCGTCTAACTCGGTGGGTTGGCTAACTACGTCTACGTCTAAAGAGCGGATGCTGTCTTACATGAAGGACAACTTTGAGCGCGGCATGATGGCTGTCTACTCGATGGATCTGCTGGACGAAATGAAGACGATTGTCAGAGACGGTGGTTCGATCATGGCCTCTGGACGTAACAAGGATGACCGGGTGATTGCCTCGGCCTTGGCGGTAGCGGCCTATGAGGAGCAGCTGCGGCCTCGCCTGATTGCCCAGCGCCATACCCGTGCTATCAGTCGTGCCGGCGATGCCAGAACGCCAGAGCAGGTCTCTGCAACCCGGTCGGTGGCAACCTATCTCAAAGCAGTGGGTATCTCACAATGAAGCCAGTCATGCCCAAGAAACAGCTACTGGATACCATCCAGCGCTTCTGTGATGACAAGAACCGGGGCATTAGCATTGCGCTGTTTGCAAGCCTGTGTGGCATTAGCATGGAGTGCCTGCGCGATGTCTTTATCCGGCGTAAGGAAATACTTAGCGAGACGGTGCAGCGACGGGTATCTAAGGCCTACCAGGAGTGGAAGGACGGGAATGTGCGGGTAATGCAGAACCGAGATACCACCCGGTTTGTGGAATACCGCAAGGAACCCAAGCTATTGCTTCGGCGCGACAATCGACTTATGGTTGAAAATGGACGTATAGTCCTCAAAACAGGCATTGTAAATCGGGCTGACTATACGCAGCCTACCTTTGGACAACAATTGAAGAGGCTCCCCTAATGGCCGTACTGCATGATTATAAGTGTTCAACGCATGGCTACTTTGAGAACACCGAACCACGGTGCTTGAAGAAACGCTGTAAGGAAGAGGTGTTGCTGGTCTTCCTGCAAGCCCCGTCTATCGGGTCAGACTCTACCCGCAACATCGACAAGACCAAGCAGCAGCTGGCTATCGACTTCAACATGACGGACATGAAGACCGTCCGCGCCGGCGAAAGTCAGGCCGGGTATCTCACCCGTAACAACAAGACCAAAACCGAGGTGGAGTCGCACAGCATCCCGCGTGAACCGCGTCCGGGTGATGCCGCGATGTGGGGTCATAACCGTGCCGGCGGCATGGACATGAAATCTATTCTGGGTGGGCGTTACAATACCCCGATACGCGATGAACCCGTAGGCATCATCCCCAAGCAAGCCTACAACAATTTGACAGGCCCAAAGGCTGCGAGTTATATCCAAGACCATGAAGGCCTGACGATACCCAAATGAAAATCCCCAGCGACAATGACCACCGCGAGATGTTCTACCGAGACTTGATCGACAAGTGCATGGTCTCGGTCTCTGAACGTAAAACCGATTATTCCTCGCAGCGGGCGTACTTTTTGTTTGGCGCAGGGCCGGAAGAATCACCCGCCCTGTTTAACAAAATCTTCCCGCACATTGATCAGCTGACTTCGTTTTTGTATTCGGCAGAGACCACCCGCTTTAGCATCAACATGGGCGCCTCGGTCTCGGATATGGAACAGGTTAAGGTGCCGCGCCTGACCCAAGCCCTAAACGACGAATGGATCAACTCCAACGCCGATCAGGTGTTTAGCTCGGCACTCACCTGGGCTTTGGCCTACAACAGCACCTTTATTAAACTGGTGGTCAACAACGGCATCCACCCGTTCATGGTCGAGCCAGGTTCTATGGGCGTCCTGCGTGAGGACTTGCCCTATACGGATCGACAAGAAGCCATTGTCCAGACGTATTACATAACAAAATCAGAGCTTTACAATCGACTGTGGTCGCATCCAAAGCGCGAGCAGATTGTTAAAAAGATATCGACGGATGTGAATACCCGGACGGATGACGTACCAGACGGCCTTGATCGCCTGGTCATGTCCCAGTCCAGTCCCGTCATCTATGGCACGGTGAACTTGGATCTGTACTCTTCCCCCCGCTACAAGGCGCGGGTTGCGGAAGATACCGTCAAGATGTACGAACTGTGGGTCTGGAACGATGACACCAAGGACTATCAGGTCGTCACGATGGCAGAGCCGGACATTTTTATCTATGACCGGCCCGGTGCAACCGTTTTCTTGCGCGGCGAACTGCCTTTTGTCCAGATCTGCCCCAACCCACAGTTTGATTACTACTGGGGTCAGTCCGAGGTAGAGCGCCTGAAGTTCCTCCAGCAGCTGCGAAACAAGCGCATGGAGGAGGTATTAGACCTTTTGGCCCGTCAGGTAAACCCGCCAACAGCCCTGTCAGGCTGGACGGGCATCATGGATGAGAAGAATTTCGCCCTGAACAAGCCCGGTGGGGTTCTGTTTACCGATATGCCCAATGCCAAGGTAGATCGCCTGGCCCCGCAGATGCCAACCGAGTTGTTTGAGGTTATCCATGAAGTGGATGCCATGTTCGCTGAAGCCTCGGGTATCTCCTCCATCCTGTCGGGTCAGGGGGAGAAAGGGGTCAGATCGGCAGGTCATGCCTCGCAATTAGCCCGTTTGGGGTCCTCTCGGGCCAAAAAACGCGCTTTAGTTGTAGAAGATGCCTTGGAAAAGGTCGCTACCCTGTATCTCAAGCTGATGCAGGTCTATGACGATACGGCCTATAGGGATGAACACGGTACCAAGTTCATTGCCGAGCAATTCACCAAAGACTTTGTGGTCAAGGTGGATGCTCACAGCAATTCGCCGATTTTCACAGAAGATCTAAGACAATTGGCGTTTAACTTGCTCAAAGCAGGCGCCATTGACAATGAATCCCTGCTTGACCTGCTTGAACCGCCCATGAAACAGTTGCTCAAAGAGAAACTGAAGAAGCGGGAGGCGGCTAAGGCGGCGCAGCCGCAAAAGCCAGAACCCAGCAAGAAACCAGATCTGAAAGCGGTAGGTGAATAATGGCAACGCAAGGTAATACCAGCTTCAGCGCGACGGATCGTCCCCGAGTGTCGGCTAAGTCCGTCAAAACGATGTCATCAACTCCTAACTTGCAATATCGTCAAAGCGGGGTTAAAACGTATAATGCGAAGCAACCCCGCAACATGGGTCGCACTTTAGGTCGGAGTTAAAATGCGTAAGCACAGCAAGAAGTCCCGCAAGACTCGCCGGTAGTTTAGATTCGGTGGAAATCGAATAAGGGTTTGGCTGACTTCCCTTCTAAGTTGGCCCGCAATAGGAGACATCTCATGGCTCGCAAAGCGCGTAAGCACAAGGGTCGTAAGGCCCGCAAGTAAGGTTTAGGGCGTAAGCTCAAACCTTCTAGAAGGGCGGCAGGTACCTTTCCCAAGTCACTGCCTGCCGCCTTTCTTTTGACAAAATGTTAAATTGTGGTACAGAATAGTTTTGTAGCGTAGGAACAACGTATGGGCGTCCCTTCAGACAAGATCATGGAACTGATGCGCCAGTCCCCCGCCGGTGGCGGTGGTAAGACTGCGCCGCCGCCTATGCCTGGGCCTAGCGATTCTTCTGATGCGTCTACCCCACCGATGGGGGCGCCAATGTCAACGCCAGAAGCCAAGATGGGTAATAAGCAGGGCGCGTTTGTCAATCTGTCGCTTGCGATGGACTTGATCGAACAAGCACTCCCCGTGTTGGGTTCTGAAAGTGAAGAGGGCCAGAAGGCCCTTTCTGTTTTGCGGATGATGGCCGGCATCATTGGCCCCCGCAAAGGCAAGACGCAGGAATTGCAGTCCACTGAAATTATGCAGATGATGCAAAACCTGCCGCAGGCCGGTGGCGGTACGCCAGAAGGCAAAGCTATGGCCGCAGCACCTGCTATCCCAAATATGGCACCTCCTGGCGCTCCGCCTGGTGGCGCTCCCCCAATGCCTCCGCCTGGTGGCGGCGGTTCTGCACTTCCCGGAATGTAAGGAACCATCATGGATCTTTTTAAGCCCAAAGGCTCGTCGCAACCCCGCCGCCCTACTGATGACAACCAGTGGTATGGCAACATTGTTGACCAGCCGCGCTTCGCTCGCTTTGGTGGCCTGAAGAACGGCCCCGCCATTGGCACCAAGAACAAGATGGTTGTTCAGAAGCCTGGCGACGGCAAGAAGGTCATCTAAGATGGCTCGCGCTAACCCGCCACCGCGTGATCCGCAGCGAGACTCTGAAGCTGCGGAAGGTGGTACTAGCGACCCGATGCCGTATCGGCACCATCGGCAAATGAAAAAAGCTGTTGGCAAAGCCCCGCGCAAAACCTCTCGTAAACACACTCGGTGATTCCTAATGAGCCTTGAAGACCTTTCGCTTGACGCCCGCGACGAACTTGCCCTACTGGCCCGCCAGTTGGCTGAGAACCCCGCAACCCGCAAGGATTTCCTCAAACTGACCAAGCGGGCCAAGCCTGACATGGTTATTCCAGAATTGGACATTGAGGAACACACCACCAGTCGGTTGGTGGCATCTGATAAGCGCGTTGAAGCGCTGGAAGGTCAGTTGCGTGATCGGGACATTCGCGAGGAACTCGACAAGCGCCGGTCGCGCATCGTTGAGAAAGGCCTCGCTAGCAAAGATGACATGGACGATATTGAGCGGGTCATGCTCGACAAGGGCATTACCAATCATGAAGTCGCCGCTGAGTACTGGGCGTTCATGAAGCAGGCAGCGCAGCCAACGCCGACTGGGTACAACCCAAGTCCGTTTAAGGCACTCAACCTGAGCGATTACGTCAAAAATCCGGTGACCGCTGCGCGAAATGAGGCTGCTAAAGCCTTGCATGAGCTACGCAAGTCGCCACGGCCCATTGGTTTGTAATTAGAAATTTCGGAGATATAAAATGCCTATCGGTGGTGGAATTATCCCGGCGACTGGAAGTTCGCAATACACGGAACTTACTTACGTCACCCGCAGAGCCTTCATCCCAAAGATGGTGGTTCAGATCTACAACTCAACCCCACTGATGGCGGCTTTAATTGCCAATAGCCAATCAGCATCGGGCGGCGTGTCCTCAATCACGGTTCCCGTGCAAGGCTCGCAGTTCGTTAACGCGCAGTGGTCGGATTACTCCGGTTCGTTTGCACAGCCTAGCGTTCAGCAAGGCGCATACAACGCAGAGTTCGACCTCAAGCTCATGATTGCTCCAGTGCCATTCCTTGGCATGGAAGGCGCAGTCCAGCAAGACGCGGCGATCATCCCGTTGATTGAAGCGCGTATGAACGACGCGACCAACGTCATGATGGATGCAATGACCACTGCGTTGTACAACAACACAACGAACACGCAGCAGTTCATCGGCCTTCCGGGCGCAGTATCAAATACTGATCCTTCTGCCGGTGCTTACGGCAACATTGCTCGCGCCAGCAACACCTGGTGGCAGTCCAAGGTCTACGCTGCGGGTAACGTCAACCCAACGCGCCAGAACGTCCTGCAATACATTGCAGGCACGGTCAAGAACGGCGCTGAAGTTCCTAGCTTTGGTCTCTGCGGTTTCGGTACATGGACCCTGCTCGCGCAGGATTTCGTGGGCCAGGAACAGTATGTGATCACTCCGGGTTCGGGCTTTGATAATGACCCGAATGGCCCGTCCGCTGCATTTCGCGCACTGATGGTTGCCGGCGTACCTATCTACCCAGATCCGTACTGCCCTGAAGGCGTCCTGTACCTCCTCAACACCAACTACCTGTCGCTCTACATCCATGAGCGCGGTTCGTTTGTGTTCACCGGCTTTGAATCCACTCTGCCTAACTGGCAGTTGGGTTATGTCGGTGCAGTCATCATGATCGCGGAATTGGTTTCGACCAAGCCCAAGACGATGACTCAGGTGACGGGCTTCAACTCTATTTCGCTCTAAGGAGTCACTAGCCATGTCACTTTCGACTAACAAGATTCTTCTGGCCGGCGCAGCAACTAACTCTGCCGGTGCTTACTTCCAAGTCATCACCGTAAGTACGGGCGCAAACGCAGTCAGCACCACAGCACTGGGTGCTACGGTTCCGGCGGGTGTGTGGACGCT